AATCAACATTTAAGTTATCTGAAGTCGAAGGTGAATTAATATCGGGTGTCACAAAGACAGCACTTGCAAACGATGTATCAACCATAGGTGACACATAAGAATCATTAGATGAAAGAGTAACCCTGTAAACAAAGCTCTCAGCATCACCCATCGAAGCATTTCTATTTTTAGAGTCAACTAAAATTCTGGTATCAGAAAATTCTTTTGTATCGGAACTTATATCTTCAAAGTTACCAACTGTAAAACTACTATCAGTTGTTTTTAATTTGTATCCAATATTGGTTCTAGGGGGTGTCTCTGTGCCAATAGATGGATAAACAGCAGCAAACGGTAATAGGGTCGTAGATGTAATACCTGATCTACCAAAACGACCACCAGATATATTAGCAAGCACCATTGCATTTGCACCAACATCGACAGTATAACTGTCTAAAGTAATATTACTAGCTTGTAAATAAGTATTAGCAAGCAAATTAACTGGGATATTGTTAAATGTTGTTACATTAGAAGTAGCATTAACAGTATAATTAAATTCACCAGCAAGTCCATTGAACTTCACGTATGCACCAGAAGGAAAACCATGCTTCTTATGATTAACTCTGACTGTTGATACTCTGTTAAATGACTGGAAGGGATCATTTTCAAGAACTGTAATAAAAGGTGTAGACATTGTATTTTTAGCCATCACAAAGTCTACGGTTGCAGTTGCAGAAGTTACATTAGCACGGTACAGTTTAAATTTAATGTCTCTTGTTTGATCAATAGACCAGTTTACTCCATTGGTAGACATGAACATAACGCCACTGTAAGGGTTCTTAGAAATAGTAGAACCCGTAGTTACATCCTCTCCTCCTAATTGACCAACATATACTCGATGCTTTTTTGTATCTGATGATAAAGCAAAACAGTACTGTCCGGAATCCAATCTAATAGGGACAGGGAATGTAAATGTAGTCACCGAATCAGCATTAGAAGAAGTAGCTATGCTTGCTGCAGGAACTACTACTACTGAATTAGGTATGATATTAGCGCTTGGCTTATCATTTTCAACTCTTCTTATTGATAATTCAACCGGGAGAGTAGAATCCTTATCACTAAAATAAAGATCAATTTTTGTTAATAATAGATTTTTATCAACAAAGAAGGATTGGGCAAGGGTATCTGTGTACCCACTTAATCCAACTCCACCATCACCATATAAACTTGTTGCCATTTATTAACTAACCTTAATTGTGCGTTAAATATTAACCTACGAGACCGTTATCCCTACCAGCAACTATAATAGTATCTGTAGCAGGTTTTTCTATAACAGCTAATGTAAGAGCAGCTGCGTAGTTTTCAATTGCTTTTTGAACCCCTTGAGTTGATTCAATCCAAGACCCATTAGCAAGACCAGCTTGATAGAATGACATCATTTCTGCTGTAATATTATCTCCCCCTGCCTTAACAGCGTCAGCCACAGCTGCCTTCGTACCCTCATATACCGGTATAACAACAGCGTTCCAATATGTATCGCCAACTGTATTCTTTACATCTTGTATAAACAATTGACCGGTACCCCCACTTGCCCTAGCATCTAACACGTTTGTGGCAGTTAGGTAAGAGTTTATTGGCATGCCATTTTCTAGTTCTTGGGTAGACGTTACGGCTGCTCCAGATATAAAATTATAACCATCACCATCTCTGTAAGTTGTTGATCCTGCAAGAGGAGCAGTGCCCATCTGTGTTTGGAACGTAGCTTCTGAAACTCCTGCATTAGCTAAAGAAGTCTTATAGTAGCCCTCGTACCTTGCTCTATCGGCAGCACTTAAATTAGCAATACTTCCCCCTTGTAAGAAAGCTCCTGCATATTCAGCAAAGCCAGGAGTTGGAGGAGGTGTAGGAGTAGGCGGGAATGGGGTAGAAGGAGGATATACAGGCACTGGAGGATATACTCCTGTACTGGTACTTCCAACCTGTGTAACAGTACCGCCTCCTGCGCTTATAACAGGGGTGTATGTTACCGGAGGCGTATAAACAACTCTTTGAGGTTCTATTTTAGAAAGAGTACCGTTTGCGTTAAAAACTGCATCGGCAAAAGTTTCTTTGTTGTTACCATTGGTAGCAGAATCTGTTAATCTAAAGTTAATTTTACCAGCAGGTATTTTTAGACCAGAAGAGTTAACATCAAAATTAAATACTCCGGTTACAGAACCTCTACTGTCTGTAATTATATTTGATTGATTCAATTCTCCTGAACCAAAAGATGCTGTAACGTTAGCAGTTGTATTTGCGCTGTAGCAGAGCCCAGTTACGTTATATTCATTAAAAAATGCATACAATTTTGTATTTGGTTTTAATTTATTACCTACAAATTTAATTGATATATTCCTTACATAAGGAAATATAACACTGGTAGAACTACCGGTGACGCTGGCCTCAGTAATTACTGCTCCCCCTTCAATAGCTTTTACTTTATCGGTGTTGGTTGGTGAATACCAAATTTGCTTCCAGGAATTCCAGATAGAACCGTAAGTAGCTTCACCCACAGAATCAGGTATCAAAGTATCATACGTACCGTTATCGTCTTTATAGATTAACGGCTTGGTGGTTTGATCAAACCAGGTATCACCCGGGGGGTTAAGCGTTAAAGAACCCGCAAAGGTAAAGTTATCGTAAGGATTAATACTTTCGGTACCACTTGACACACTGTTTACTATATATTCTTCATCACTGTAGTTTAACATTGCCACGCGATTATCTTTGACAACATAGCCCTGGGCCAGTCTTCCGGAAGCTGAAAGTTCAGCTTCACTCAGTTTTAAATTCTTTTGAATAAAAGCTGGTTTCAATTCCCCTTTTTCAAAATCCATTGAGATATTATAATCTAAATTTCTAACATCTCCAATACCATGACCTCGGAAAGACTCAACTACAAATCCATTTTTAAATCTATCTAATCCAAAACTATCTTTAACAGAGAAGACTGCTGTATCAAGTTCTAACAAAGAAAGTGTTGTATAATATTCTAAGTTCTTTATGCGATTTTCTAGCTTACCGATATCTTTCATGGTGTAGCGTTTTTGGTCAACGGGATAAAAAGTAGAGTCTTTATTGATATCAAACCCGTACGCCGGGTGCTCTATCACATACAAGGACATGGCATCAGAGGGCGCCTGAGGCTCAACAGGGTTAAGACTGCTGCTACCCTCTTTATAGGTAATTTTACCGTCTCCAGCCAAATAAATTTTATCTATTCTAGGTAAATAATAAGAATAGTCAGTTTGAAAATCATTAGCATAATCTAAAAATTCATTTCTAACTGCGCCAGTATTTTTAAAGTTAACGCCGTCATTAGATATTCTAGGTCTTAAATCTAAAGAATCTCTTAAATTATAAATTAAACCATTATCATTATAGACTGGTATATCTTCATAGTCAGGATATGATTCAACACTGAAGTAATCACCTGCGCCATGGGTGTAATAATTATAATTAATTTGTATAGGACCTGTTGGCGTAGGTTTACCAGGTTTTAATTTAACTTTTGAAATACCGTAATACGTTGGCGTCTGCCCAGTCTCTAGTGTATAGTAATCAGAAACATCAAATGCGTTACTTTCACTGTATGCTGTACCAAATACATTGGCAGACATTTTAACGTTAGCAATTTCATAGGCATCTGCTACACCCAAAGATACCACTGTTGCTTGGCAATCTGTACTTGTTGTATAGGTTACAGAACTGGCAGTTGAAGTTTTTGTTTTTGCAGTTGGGTTAGTTTTAATAATAGTGGTATATACTAAAACGTCTTCGTTCGTTAACCCGTAACTGCTTAAATTAATACTGATATTTCTATTAACAGGGTTGTCAGTAAAGGAAAAATTACCTGATGCAATTCGATAAATTTTACCAGCATTGCCTCCGCTTACAACAACTGCAAAGTAATCTACATCGGTTCTTGAAGCAAATGTAGAACCAACTGCTGTAGAGCATGCAATAATACTACTAGATAAGGTACCGTAAAATACTCTTCTGGTACGGATAGTAATATCACTCAATTCCCTAATTACTTTATTAGGCATTGGAAAGATATAACTTGAAAGATTATTATCAACAATTACAGCTTGATCTCGGGTAGCATTGACTCCGGAGACATTAGATAAAGGATAAACTCTATCTATAATTAAGGCGCTATTTGAGGTAACAGTAGCAATACGGTACGAGTTAGAAGTATCAGAGCTAAATTTTATATAGTCTCCGACTTTAAGATCCGTTGTAAATACAGAATTTACCCCAGTAACCGCATTACTGGCATTTGTTAAGGTTACAGAACCTGTAACGGTTGTATTTGTTGTTGGTACTATGTTAGCAGTAAAAGCAGTAGACACATATCCGGTATCTGATACACTTGCATGATAGAGCTGCTTTACATCGCGTTCAAAAGTATAACCTGATGCCATATTAACATCAAATAAAAACGCATTAAATGTTGACGTCGACAACATAGCATTACTGGCGGTAGATTCAAAACCTCTAATTTTAGCATTACCAACCAATGTGCCAGCAGCAGTACCTGGGGTTGCTGTATACCTGTTATATAAATTTACATCTATAAGGTTAGAGGTAAAATTAGGTATAGAATAAGGATTAATGACCTCTACATAATTACCTATTGGTGTTCTAACAACAGCATTCATAACATTAGCTGTATCTCTTGGCTTGGCAAAAGCAAGGTACCTATTAGATACAGTACTTACTTCGTACCCCTTCACGTAGCTCTTACCTGGGCTTAATACTGCAAATGCAAGATTTACGTTACCACCATTACTAACGTTAAGATAACCATCAGGGTTAACATTTGATTTGGCATGCTCAATAAATTTAAGATTAAAGGGCTTAACCGTGTAGTCGCCAGATTCATCATAAGTACGTCTAGCTAACTCATCCTGTAATACACTGTACCCTGGCTTATCTACTATCTCAACTAAAGATCCCTCATCAATGCGGAGTAGCTCAATAAAATTATCGGATGATGTAGTATTAGAAAGAGCTCGCTTGCTTAAAATAAGTTCAATTTTATATCTATCTGCCCCTGGTGCAAAATAGTTAAAAGTACTGATAGCGGGGTCAAGCAAAGTCTCGTCATCTTCACTATTTTTAATCGTCTCTGATACTTCTAATCCAATTTTATAGTTAGAGTTAGAAAGATACTTATCCAAAATAATGGTATTAGCAAATACTTTGACAAAATTATCTTTTACAAAATATACACCATCACTGATACTTGCCCCAAGGCACTTACCTGTAGAAGATACAGTTGCACTATATGCTGTACCTGTATCATTTGTGGTAATATCTTCCCCTGCAGTAAAAGACAATGCTGTTCTGCTTGTACCAGAATCTAAATATTTAACAAAAATTGTTGGGGGATCGGTACTTGTAGCTGGCTCAACGTTTATTACCTTAGCTCTTAAACCAGATGTCTGACCTATCATCTCTCTACCAAGATAATCAGCAACATCAATATCAGTTGTATTAAAGGTAGATAGTAATTTTACATAGTTAACATTATTATCAAACTTAATATTACCTGGAATAACCATGGATCCAGGTTTAAATACATGGTTACCAAATCTTGATACTTGGTTCTGAAGTATTGTCTGTAGTTGATTTAGTTCTCTTGCCTGAACAGCCACACCAGGTTTAAAAAGAATACGGTGAAAGCCTTTAGCCTCACTGTAGTCATCATAGTATGGATCGGTGTTAAAATTAATCGCCATCTCTTACCTGTTATAATTTGATTACTGTTCTTAAAGTAACTAGTTGCTGTTCGCTGTAACTTACCGATGTTCTATTATCAATATACAGTAAGTCACCACTAAATTTATTTATAGTGGGGCTTATTGTCACATCTGTTACAGCATAATTAAGATTTGAAGTCGGATCTGTTAAGCTATCACTGGTAGTTATCACGTGATTATTTTTGTTTTGTAATAAAAGTTGACTACTTGAAGGAACGATTTCAACTACTTCAAAATATCGTTTATCTGTACCAACTGTAAGAGTAAGTACGGTATCTCTTGCAAGCCCACTAACAGTATCGACTGTTACAAGATAACATGCACTTCCAATAACATTGGCAAATGCCCGTTCATTACCATACTGTTTTAAATCTTTAATGATACCAAATTGTCTGTAATCATTCTTTACATCAACACCTTGGTTCTTTTCATTATTTATTGTAGAAGTAAACATTAAAGTATCTGCAAATAACTCTCTGACCGGGTCACTACCATGACCTCTGTATGGAGATAATATGGCAGATACATTTGCATTGGCTCCATTACCCGTTATAGTTACATTTGCATTGGTATAACCAGAACCTGGTGTCAATACAGAAATATAACTGATAGTATTATTAACTATAACAGCATTACCAGTAAAGTTAATACCATCACCTGCTACCGTAACGTTGGCATAGGAGTACCCGTTGCCAACATTACTAACTTTAAATGCATGAATACCCCCGTTTATAGCAGATAATTCAACAACTGTCTGTAAGGTATCTATATCATCTACTGAAAGATTTGCAAAAATGTTAGCACCGGAACCAGTTGCGCTAGCAACAGTTAAATTAA